TGGAAGTATGCAGATATACGTCCCGAGTGGGACGACGTGTTAAAAGAATGCGAAGAAAAAAATATTGATATACATATTGATTTCGCCTGGCTGACTACTTCCCGTGATATTAATTTTGACGTAGGGCATCCTTGTATAAAATCATTTGCAATGAGCATGAGCAAATATAACATGCAGTGGAATAGAGTGGGCCTGCGCTGGACCAAACAACGAACCATGGATTCTGTTACCATGTTTAATCATTATTATGGTGATGTTAATAGTGGAATCATGTCGTGCGGTGCATACATGATTGCGAAATTACCAAGAGATTACGCTTGGGACACTTATGGTGAAAAGTACGGCACTTTGTGTGATAATCATAATTTAATCAAAACCAAAATTATCCATACTGTAAAAATACCAGGTGATGATTACCCCAAGGGCATTGGGCATTTACTGGCATCTCATTTATAAAACAAATCAATCATTAATGACATATTCTATAAACCAACACTGGGATAAACTAAATGTGTGTGCTGTTGGTAGTTCATACCCTCCGGAATTCTATTCATTTGTGGAAAATTCAAATGTCAGATCGATCATGGAGAAAATTTCAATTGAAACTGAAGAAGACTATCAGGCATTGATTGGCCTTCTTCAAAAGCATGATGTCAAGATAGTACGTACTGAAATACAAAGTCAAGCCCTACTAGGCGAAAAACTATTACCCCCACCCCTGTCCCCCAGAGATCACTTTGCAATGATAGGAGAACAGTTTTACGCACCCACTCCTGCCCGAAATAGAAAATGGGACTTTATACATAATCGTTTTTACCCTAAAAATCCACCACAAACTCAGGAAGAGTTTGACCGATTGTCAAAGATAGTTAAAATGGATTTGGATCAAAGGCACAACATAAAGTCATTATTTGACGTTTATTCGTTTGACTATGCAGCATTAAAACCAATAACAAACGCAGTTGCAACACAAAACAATCAGTTAATACTGGATAAAAATATAGATTCGGCAATGACATGTCGCATTGGTACTGACTTGTACTTTGGGACTTGGCCGGGACAAGATAAACATAAACTATTAACTGATATGCGACAGGAATTTCCCGAATACCGATGTCATGTGGTTCAAACAGATGGACACCTGGATGGAGTTTTTTGCCCGGTCAAACCAGGATTAATTTTATGTAGAAGAGATTATATAGACAAAATTGATTTTGCGACGCTTTTCCCCGATTGGGAAGTGGTACCAATTGGCAAGATTAATACCAAGGAAGATCACCGATACAACCGTTTGAAGGAAAAAAATGCCGGACGATGGTGGGTTCCAGGTGAAGAATATAATGATGACTTTACTGAGTTTGTGAACTCTTACATGGACTTTTGTGTCGGTAATATTCAAGAAACCACCATTGGTGTAAATGTATTAATGCTTGACGAAAATAACCTGATATGTTCCGAATCCGATGACAGAGTTTTTCGCATATTACATAGTCACGGTATCACTCCACATGTAGTTCCAGTCAGACATCATTATTTTTGGGATAACGGCGTACATTGCGTGACCTGTGATTTAGATAGGACCGGACAACGTAAAGATTATTTTCCTGAAAGACGGTAATGGCAATAGACTTTACACTCATTGAACAATCAACAAAATATTCTATTGGACAAATCAATGAAAAAATTCCTACTGTATGTCCTTATGTTTTTATTCTACCAAACTTTATAGATCCTACGTTATTGGGGAAGTTATATCAGTATTCACTTGTCAGTAACAATTGGTGTGAACAAGAACTATATGGTTCTTTGTTGTATGCAACCAATAGATTTAAAATCAACTGGGAGGCTGATACCGTAATTGAAGAAGTTCATACTGTTTTTGAAAACTTAACAGATACACTTAATCAAGTATACAAAAAGAATTATAAATTTTTAGGTATTAATCTTTGGAAAGATTCTGCAGGGTTTCATACAATCAAGCACGTTGATAATCCGGGAATAGATTTATCAATACAGATTTACTTAAACGATATTGAATACGATCTAGGTACTAAATTTGAATACGCAAATACTACTATTAAAACACCATATATTAAGAATTTTGGATATATGATGGACAATGATGGAAAGATCACACATTACTTTGACTCAGTAATACCACCAGATTATACCAGATACAGCCTTTATGCTATTTGGTCCAATAACAAATAAATATCTAAAATAGGACGAATCTTGCAAAAAAAGACACGCAGTATTTTAGACGAACTAGCACACATGCCTGTCACTAAAGATCGGGGAAATCTTGTGGAAAGTCGTGCTGGGCACGTTATTTCGGGTGCAATTAACTTGATTAATTATATCAAAGAGCACTATAATGCTGATGAAGCCGCTGAGTTGGAGCGTAGATTATTAAACAGTATTAGAGCCCAAGATCCTGCTAAATTTTCTCGTGGTGTGCGACGTTTTAAAAGTGACGATTAATGCAAATATTAGAATTCATAACTTCCCTTAGAGAATCAACACATATAGAACACCCTGAAGATCTAGTTTTTACTGAAGGGTCTCGTGGTGCCGCTCGTGCTACGCAAGCACTGAACTCGGTGATTGCACAGCCAAAAAATCTTACCATCAAATGGGACGGATTCCCTGCCATTATATTTGGTAGAAATGTCGACGGACAACTGGCTGTTGCTGATAAACACATGTTTACCAAGGGTGACGGGTCCGGTAGAAACATCACAAGTCTTCAACAGTTTATTGCATATGACCAAGCTCGTGGTGTTGATCGTGGTGATTTGTACCAAAAATTAAATGTATTATGGCCCGGATTGGAGCAAGCAGTTCCAACAAGTTCGCGCGGATATTACTGGGGTGATTTACTCTGGGCCGGTATGCCCGGTACTCAAAACAGTTACCTATCAGATCCCGGTACTAAGTGATCTGGGAAAACGTATAGGTAAATCGTCAGGTGGAGTTGTTGTACATCAGTTCTTTGCCGACTTTGACAGTCCTGCACAAGTATTAAACGGAACCGGTGATTTAAATTTATCTGGCCCGTTGTGTGTTTTAACTCCGCAAATGACCGACAAAATTGTTCTAAAAAGCCCAGTACAGCAACTCAAAAAAGCTGACACTGCCATTAAGAAATATGGTGCAGCAGTGGATCAGCTGATAGACCCCACAAATTTAGCATCATTTAAAATGAAGGATTTGCCGGGACTAATGAAGATGTACATTAACTTTAAAGTCCGGGGTGGTACAAGCAGTTTTCTAGAATGGTTGCCCGCCAAGTTATCAACAGCCAAGCATGAACGAATGTATGGTGTAAATCAGGACGGCTACCTGCATCAAAATATTCAGGGCCTAGAAGGTGCATTTGTCATCTGCGACGCTGTTGCTGCCGTGAAAAACAACATAGTGGCGCAATTGGATGCCCAGCAAAAAACTGTGCAGGCCAACATAAACGGTCAGTCTGGTGGCGAGGGGTATGTGGTAAGCACCCCACAGGGTTTGCTCAAACTGGTGAATAGATCCATGTTTAGTGCAGCTAATTTTGCTAAAAATCCTTGAATAGTATAAATATTAACATGCGGTAACGCAAACTATTAAGGAGATATAACATGGCAATTGGAGTAACTAAAGTACACGGCAGTTCGGCCGGTGTAAACAATGTAGGATCAGGACAGAGTTTTGCTAATGCAGCAATCGTTAATACTGGTATTGCACCCCCTATCACTGCGTATAAAATCACTGTTTTAGCAGGAAATTCTGGAAATCTAGCCCAAGAATTGGGCGAACCAAATGGTTCGGGCAAAGTTGGTGCAGTTGAAACTATCATTAGAACATTTGCATCCAATGCATCTGTTCTAGCATTCCAAGTTGACGCCGGAACTTCTGGTGCTCAACAAGTCAGTGTTATTGGCGAGCGCAGCGACTGGACAGCAACTGATCTACAGACTGTATTGCGTACACTGGGTAACGTTGGTGCGTACGGCAACGTTTATCTAAGCGGCTTCGCCGGAGGTGCTGGATGCACAGTAAGCAGCAGCGGTGGAATTAAACTGGCTTAATTTGTAAAAAAACAATAAAGAAGGCAGACTTAGGTCTGCTTTTTTTATGATTCGTATAAATATTAACATGCGGTAACGCAAACTTATTAAGGAGATATAAAATGGCAATCGGAGTAACCCCAAGCGCAGGATATTCATATGCAGGTATAGTTGGTACACTGAACGGTACATCAGGAGCACAAATTGGTGGAAGTTTAAAATTCTACAAAGTGCAAGTTCAAGATAATAGCAGTGCTAATATCGATCTGCAAGCTGAAGATGATGCTGCTAGCGAATTGTTTGAAATTATTGTCAAGCAGTTCCCACAAGGACTTTTGGCATATAGTTCAGTTGCAGCCACTAGTGGGTTAGTGTATTTGATCTGTGACGGTGTTAATGCGCCAGCAGCAAGTGTTGTACAAGCAGCGATTCGTGCCCTAGGCGCAACAGTTGGTGCTAACAGTGTTGACGTTCGTGGTACAGACGTAACTGACGGCACAAGCTTTACTGTAGCTTAATTTTAACCAAGTTAAAAGTAGAAAAGCAGACCTAGGTCTGCTTTTTTATTGACTATAAATATCTATATGAAATTCTTTACCGGAGTCACATTAGTTGATGTTACCGCCACCGGCGTCACCAGACACCGGGTAGAGCAAGAACTCGAGCGTGATCAACAAAGAAACTGGGAAACCGTGCTACAGGTTATTGGGCTACGTGCCCAGCCACAGCTGATTGAGGGACCAGTGTGTAGAGAATACGCGATAGACAGTTCCGGCGGATTTGGGGAAATGTACCACGGAGTACAAAAGGTCTGGTTATTCTGTTTTGGGGTGGAATCCGAGGACGTCTTTTTGTACAATGATGACCCAGTTGGTGGATTGGATAAAGACTTTGCACAAGTTCCTGTTGTTTGCGGTCTTACTGAAACTGCTCGCTTTATGCTGCCAATATTCTACCCCTACGGTGCAATCAAAAACATATATTTTAAAACTGGCAGGATTCACTTAAATACTATTTGATTCATTGGCACTTTTAGGCAACTCTCATGGCACATTTTTTAAGCAATAACCCAGAACCCTTTTACTTTAAAAGAATGGAAACGAAATGGCAGAGAGCGAAAGAAACAACCTCGGAGCGCACGTGGACTTATGTGCTGAAAGATACCGAAGCTTGGAAGATAAATTAGATAAACTAGAAAATCGTATGGGTACGATGGAAGAACATATCATCATCATACGAACAAAACTGTCAGAGTCGGCTGCTGATGTGTCAGGTAAAACCAGCACTCAGCTGATTTCTATTGGCACAGTGTTTGGAGCAGCATTGCTAACAGGATTAATTACAGTATTCATTCAATTTATATTAAAATAATAATGAA